CCTTCTTTTCCTTATATAAATATTATATCATAATTTAATAAAATAATCAAAAAAGAGAAGATAGTTGCATATGATGTATCTTCTCTTTTTCATCTCCTTTTATCTCTTTTATTTAACTAGGTCTTGTAAATCTGATACGATTAAACTAATTGCTTCAACTTGGTTTCTATCGCATTGGTTAACTTTATTTCCGCGTCCTAGATATTTATCTGTGATTTGAACAATTTTAGGTTGCCATTCAGCAACAAATTTTTCTTCACCAGCAGATTCGATGATTCCACTTACAATGTTATTGAAAGTAGATACAAGTTCATCAAAATCAAGTTCTTTAGTAGTATCTTGATATGCATTAGATTTTTCTTCTGTAAAGAATTCTTTTCCATCTTCGCTAGCTTGTTTGTCAATAGCTTCACCTATTGCTTTTACAAGATTGTCATAACTAAAATCAATATATTCTGGAGTATATTTAAATCTAGATCCAGCCATATATCTTGGAGTGCCTCTCATAAATAATTTTGTTTCAAGCTCTCCTTTATCATTTGTTACCACTCTTGAGTATCCAATAATATCTGTCATACGAGAAACAATATTTGTTGCTCTTTTGTCAAGAGTTGGAACAATTTTATTATATTCTTGTCCTTGTTCATCAGTAAAAGTCTTATCAGTTGCGTGACTGATTAATACTAAACCATATCCCATTTGTACGATGCTTCTTAAACTTTCATCGAATTCTTGTGCAACTTGACCATATCCCTTACCAAAAGGAATATCACTAATACTATCTACTCCAAAACTTCCATCTGAACGTTTTGCATTATCACATATATATTTTGTTACATAATCATAAGCGATGTCCGCAGTATCAATTATGATAGTTTCAAACATTTCTTTTGCTTTATCTTCTTTTAATTGGCGTAAAACCTTTTTGAATTCAGCCCAATTGTTAATTGGTTGAGCCATAATTCCAGGAATAGCCATATAACCTTTTTCAAAAGCTAGTAATAATGAATGAGGGAAATGAGCGGCAGTTGTAGTCTTACCGGTCTTTGGATCTCCATAAAAGAAAACTGAATATCCCTTTAAATTATAACTAACTTGGTGAGGTTGAATATTAAAAATATCTATTGCCATTTTTATCTCTCCTTCTTATTAAAAATAAGGACGGCGGGATGCCGCCCTTTAGTTAGTTAAGTTTTCTATCTTAGAAGTTAAATCCACCTGGTGCTGCAGTTGTTGCAGGTGCTGGAGTTGAAGCTGCTTTTTGAGCTCTATATTCATCACTACGAGTTTTAATTTCTGCTAATAAAGTTTGTCTATCTTGCATAGCTTTTGTTAATTCTTCGCTAGTTAATATTTTTTCATCTCCAAAATCATAAGGTACTTTTGCAGTTCCTGTGATGTTCCATGCTTTTGTTTTCCTTGTATAAGTTCTTACTGATTCTTCACCAAATGCAGAATCTTCTTTAATTTCAACTGGAATATTCATACATTCAATTTTTCCCCAAACTTTTGTGAAGATTGGAGCTGAATTAGATACTTCTAAATCTAAGAAATATTTCATTCCATCTTTATGTCTTACTGTGAATTCAACTGGTAATAATGAATTTCTGAAGTTGAAAATTGCACCTTTTACAGTTACATAAGCATCCTCGTTTCTTTCTTCGTTTGCTTCTACTTCTTTTACTCCTGTGATTACCATATCAGCTGAGAATGTATTTCTTTCTCCTTCTGCTCCTAGTTCATTAACTAGAGTTACAAATCCACCTTCGTTAGTTTTTACAGATACTAATTCATCATTATTTTCTCCTGTATAGAAGTCATTTAATGCGATAGCTGTATCAATTCTAACTTTTTGAGCTTCATCTTTACCATTTGCAATCCAAGTTTTTCCTTCATCAATTATCTTTTTTAAGTTTGCATAAGTTGCATTTTTATTACCTGCAGATGTAGTTTCAGTTACATATGTGTAATGAACTGGGATAATGTTTAATCCTTCTTCATCTACTGCAACTTCTAATTGACCTGAGATAAATTCTTTTCCAAAATTTGCTGAAGTTTGATTTTGAACTGTTTTAATAGTTAAATTATGTTGATAAACTCTTCCTTCAATTCTTTCTGTGTTAATCATTTTTTTCATAATATTTTTCTTCTCCTTTTCTCTTTTTCTTCAAACTTATATAAATATTATATCAAAATTTTTATTCTTTGTCAAACTCATACGATTTTCCTAGCTCAGTTAGTCCATATGCAACTGGGTTGGCACCAACTTTTTCTACAAAACCATCATTAATTAGCTTCTTAATTGAACCTGAAACTGAACGAGGTGTCATAAATAACAGTTCTCCAATTTCCTTTGCTTTGAAAACATTTATATATTTTTGCTCATTCTCTCTCATACACTTGAAAATTTTAAGCCCGTTCTCTGTGAATGTTTTTGGACTATTTCCGCCTTTAAACATTGCTATTAACTTATTCATGTCCTCTTGATTAAACTCATAATTATCAACAGTATGATTAAAATGTTGTTCTAAAAACTCTTTAATTTCTTTTTCCATTTTCTTTTACCTTTCCTTTCTAATTATATTATATCATATTTTTTAGTTTTTATCAACAAAAGAGCCATAATTGTAGAATTAGGCTATATGTTTTGATCGAAGTACTTCATTACAAATATGTAGGTTGTATGCCTTTTCAGGAGTTAACCACCATCCACTACGCTTTTCATAGTCAGATTCAGTTATTTTTGTTCCTTCCATAAGCATATCATGTAATTCGGTTTGTTGTTCTTTTATGAAATCCTCATAATTAGATTGAGCCTCTCCTAAGTTAAAAAATGCTAAATCTTTTTCATAATAGAAAGATGCTCTAGGATAAGAATATCTTTTTAATCCAGCTAAATAAATATAAAAAGCTTCTTTGAATACATTTCCAATATTTACTGTGTAAACTGGAGTTCTAGATAATTTAATAGTGTCTATAATAGTCAATGCCGCAGATAAAGAACCTCCACGTGAATCAATATAAAGTTTAATAGGTTCTCTTTGAGTCATTATACTATCTTCGTCTACATTATTCCAAAAGCGTACAAATTTATCAAATTGATTGGCTATTGTTGGAGTAATGTTATCTAAATAGAATTCTCGATTTAAATGACTTGTTACTTCAATAGATGTATAAAGTTGTTCAAGGTTTCCATCAAAATTAGTAAAAGTTTTATTTACATATGTATCTCTCCAATTTTGAGGGTTTTTAGTATTTGTTATACGCCACATAATATCTTTTCTCCTTTTCTATTTATATTATATTATATTTTTTATATTTTATCAAATTAATTCTTTTAATTATTACCTCTTGTACTATTTAAACCATAATCATAACTTTTATATAATTCTATATAGAATTTTTCTTTTTCATTTAATTCATCTTTTGGGCACTCTTCAAGTAATTCAAAAGTGAAATTCTCTAATCCCTGTTGTTGCATTATTTCATAAAATTTATTTTGAGGGGCGTCAATTCCTAAGCCGGCTTTCATATGATCGCGGAAACGCTCTTTTACATCTACCGCCTGCCCTATATAACACCTACCATCAATTAAACTCGTAATTTTATAGATCCCAGTCTTTTTATTTGGACCTAGAACATTACTACATAAAGTATTTGCTTTTTTAAGATAATAAGTACTCCATATTAACATTCTAAGTGGGCGGGGATCCCTTAACATATCTTCTATACTTTTGATAATTTTTATTTCTCTCTTTTCAACATCGGGAATAATTAAAGTATAAAAATCTTTATTCTCTTTGATTTCCTGCTCTTTAAGTTGAGCATTAATTGCGGCAGCACGGGTTGAAGCAATTTTATCGAGCTCTTTTTTATTATACTCGATTTGTTCTAATATTTCTTGTTGTGATTGATCGTATGCTTCTTCTAATCTAGCTACTCTTGTATCATATTCTTTTTCTTTTTCATTATATAATAAATCTAATTGGTCAGAATAAACAGACATAGCATTTGACATATTTTCTTTCATATGTCCAACTGTTTGTTCATACATTTGGATTTCTTTTTCTTTTCTTTGTTTTTCTTCTTCTAATCCTTTATTAATTTCTTCTATTTCTTTATTTATTTCTACTTTCTTATTAGTTTTAATAAATAAAAATAAAGAAATAATAAACAAGATTAATCCTATTATAAAAAATATCATTAAAACTTTCCTTTCTAATAAAAAAGGAGGTAGGATTACTCCCACCTCTCACTCGCTTTATTTATATTAAAATTATTCAGCGTCTTCTTTAGCTTCAGGATCAAAGTTTCTTCCATCTTCTGTTAAAACGATGAATTTAACTGCTTTGTGGCTTCCATCTTCTAATTCGATTTCAGCTGCATTTCTAGCCATTAATCCTTTTCTTTGGAATGCTGAAGTAACGATTCCATTTACTGATCTTACTTCTAATCCAGTTCCTTCAGCGATATCAGCTGCAGTAATATTTTCTCCTTCATGAGCTTTTACATAATTAAATACGATTTTACTATTTTCTTTTAACATTTTCTTTCTCTCCTTCTTTTTGTTGTATTCGTAATTATTATTACATATATATTATATCAAAAAATTATTTTTTTGTCAATAATATATTTCTTTAATCTAGACACATTATTTGCTTATCTCGTTCTTGATTAGTAATTTGTGAAAAGATTAAATATTCTTCTCTCATCTTTTCTAATAATATTATACCATAAAAATTAATTTATGTCAAATATTTTTTGAAAATCTTCTTCTGACAGAATGGATATACCCAATTCTTGTGCTTTTTTGTTCTTAGTTGACGTAGAATTAATATCATTATTGATTAGGTAATTTGTGTTTTTTGATACAGAGCCAGTAACTTTACCACCTAGGGACTCAATAAGAGCTGATAAACTGTCTCTATTTTTCCATATGTGTACCTTACCTGTTACACAAAAAGTTAAATCTTTTAATTTTAGTTCATTTTCTTCTTTTTTATTTTCTTTTATTTGTAAATAATTATCTACAATATAATCTAATTCACTATAATCAAAATCACTTATCGCTTTATGCATTTCCCAGCCATATCCGCCGAAACTTGTGAAATCAAAACCACTTTCAACGGCTTCTCTGAATTCAGTGTAAGACCCAAATCTTTTGGATAAATCTTTTCCGACTGTTCTTCCAATAAGAGGGATACCCGCTGCAGAGATGACGGCTTCAAGAGAACAAGATTTACAGTCTTCGATGGCTTGTAATATTTTTTCAACAGACTTTTCACCAAATCCTTGCATTTTTTCCCATTCTTTTTTATGTTCTTTAAGTTTGAAAACATCTTTGATATTTTCAACCCAACCCCAATCAATAAGTTTTTCAAAGGTTGCCTTTGATAATCCTTTTGCATCTAAGCCCTTCTTTCCAAAGAAATGGTCTAAACGATTGATTAATTTCCCTTCGCAACTAGGATTAGAGCAATACAAAACTCTTACTCCATTTTCACCTTTTATAATCGTAGGTTCTCCACAAATAGGACATACGGCAGGAATATTAATTAAACTTGCGATTTCTCCTTCATAAGGTAATACCCTAGATATTTGAGGAATAATCATATTTGCTTTATAAACCATTACTTTTGTGTCTTGGTATCTAATTCCTAATTCATCCATAATACTAATATTATGAAGACTAGCTCTAGATACTTCACTACCATCAATATTTATAGGTTCTAATAGAGCTACAGGAGTAAGAACTCCTGTTCTTCCCATAGTCCATTCTACATCTCTCAATGTTGTTTCATATTCTTCATCGTAGAATTTATATGCTAATCCACCTTTAAAATGATGGTCTGTTTTACCAGCGGCTTC